GTCACTTACAGGGCGTACATCAGACCAGTGACCGCCGACTCCACCTCCTTTGACAGATAGCCATGCAACTTCAGCATTGTGATCAATAAGGGACTCCAGATTGTCACCAACATAAGTGAGAAAACAACTGATAGGAAGACCCTTGATGTCTTCTCCGTCTCTGGGTGCATTAGACAAGACCGGAGATGCAAACATAAACCAACACTTGCTAGCATAGTCATAAATCCGTTGAGCAAAAGCATAGTCACCCTCACAATATGCGACAGCGGCACGTGCAAATGCTTGCTGTGGCGATGTTTCGTCTTCAAGCATGTAGTAATCTTTGAGGAGAACAGTCGCTTGTTCAGTTAGCTCACTGTCTCTGTCAAGATCTATGTTGATGCCTAAGTATTTCATTAATCAAGTCCTTCAATCTCAATCCCGATTCTTTTGAGAGTCGAACCCGGAATGTCATACACACACGCATCGAGCACATCCTCGATGATTTCTGTGATTCCATCTTGATTCCTATGTTCGGGCGAAACTTCAGTTATATCTATAAACAGTTCAATGTCAACCTTGACATCTATTTCCCTAGACATTACCAGTTCACTCCTTCAGTTTTGCGCATTAAGCCAGTCTGTTTGTCTAAGTACCATGTTGCTTTTTGGACGTTAGCTAATGGATCACCCTTGTTCCACATTCTATGCAACATATACTTCAGCACATTGCCACGGCAGTATGGTATTGTCTCGTAGTCTCCCATTACATCGACAATGATATCAAATGTTTCGTACTTGCCTGTGTTGTAATGCATAGGCTTGTTGATCTCATCAAATTCTACCATGTCTTCAAGCATTGCGTTGACTTCTGGTGTCAACTCATTACGGATATCTTTAAAACCCATCACGCATTCCCATATGTTTTAGTGTGAAAGTTTAACGAAATAACTTTGCCATCTTCACTTCGTGTGAATGAGGGCTTCTGTGCTTCCTCAAATTCCTCCAAGAAACCTTCAATCATTTCTTGCTGGGATTCAATGAAAAATGTTCTGACGTAATTTAAGAAATCTTCATCACGTTCCATAAGCTCAAGGCAAGATGCAAGCATACCTAAAACGCTACGAACTTGAACCAACTCATTTTCATCAAGATCGTCTTCAACAGCTTCTTCAATGTGGGCTGAGACAACACCAGTCCACTTGTTGTTATCATCAAACTCAGGTTCAACTGCAACTGCAAATGTTGAATTGTTTTTGCTTGTCTGCTCAGTCATAACTACCTCTGTATTTTCTTGTAAGGAAATTTAATTAGTTCTTGTGGAAACACTTTAGCAGGTTTTTTCTTTTCGTCAATCCATTCCTGTGGGACATCCTTGTCCGCATACAGAAACCCATTCTTCACACACCAATCTGCATAAGTAGTCTTGGCACCCTTACGTAATCTAGAGTTACTGTTACTAAATACAAATCGTATATCTAAATTAGGATGTTGCTTTTGTATAGCCAAATGTTTCATACGATCAGCAGGTGTGAACCTACCTTTTGTTTCTATGATTATTCCATTGGGTAAAAGAAAGTCTGGTGTATATTTTCTATACGACAGATCTTCCCACTCAATTTTCATGCACTCGTATTGGGCAGTGCAGTTCCTATCTGTAAGAGAATTAAGAACTACATGCTCTAGCCCAGAACGATAGCCGTGTTTAAGTGCGTTTCTTCTTAGTTGACTCTTCAGTTTCATTAGCTATCTCAATGTATGCAACGATAGGCTTTTCCTTAGCCTGTGATGCAAGCGAGGGTAGCTCTTGAATTGAGGGCCAACACTTGTACCTATACTTACACCAACCGCACTCTTCAGCTAACACCTTGTTGCCAGTTGGCTTCTTACGATATGTCTCTTCAACAGGTTCAAAGCAACGCTCAAACTGATTAGACTCAAGCTTGTCTGCTTTCTCTTTGATGTCATCCAAGATGTCCTGCTTTTCGACAGCCATGTCCCATGCAGACACATACTTGAATTCACCTGTTGCTTTATTGATTACCCACCAACCACCGATGTCTACACCAAGCGATTGTGAGTAACCTGCTAGCTGACCAACATACCCGAAGGAATCATGATCACGAAGTGTGTAGTAATCCTTGAACTTGTTTTTGTAAGACCAAGGTGACGCAGACTTGATGTCATCGACACGTTTATCCATGATCAAGTCATGCGTACCATCAATCTTATGCTTACCAAGATTGAGTGTAGATTTGAATCCATCGCTGAAATCAACCCCTGCCTCTGTCAACACTCCTTTGAAGACAGCTTCCACGATGTCACCAATCATCATGTTCATCAGGAAGTTGGCAGATGGTTCTACACCTTCCTCTGGTGCATTCTTGTCGTACCATAGCTGACAGTAAGGTCTGCCAATGTTCGACATACGCAATGTGAACTTCCGTTCACTCTGGTTGAACTGTTTCTCAACAGCTTCCTTCACATCCCTGACGATGCGAGCAATTGTGTCAGGAGACATACCACGCTTGCTCTTACGCACATCCTCAAGGTATCTGTGAATCTTTATTTCAGCGGAATGATTCACAATCACTCCCCATCAATATCGACAAATTCCTCAACGAGGGAGGCATCATCATCGGAGATGGCGTTACCAGCCTTTTCGTTGTAGGCATTTAGAATGTATTGATTGTAGTTACCAATCCAATCAATGAAGTCTTGGAATCTTTTCTGATCCGCTTCTTCAAGATCAATTGTAGATGAAAGATCCAGTGATGGCACTGGTACGTAGTAGGTGACGTTGCCACTGTACTGACCTGTAGTAGTCGTACACTTAATCCAGTGTTGGACTGGCAAACGCTTCTGTCGGCCTAGCTGAGCGAATGGCTCACCCATCGCCTTGAATGCTTCACCGTTGTCAACTTCCCAGATGAATGGCTGACGGCCAACTTCAACTTCGTTGCCTTCAGCATCAACAGGATTGACTAACTCGACTTCACCAAGGATGACGCGAGTGCGCTTGATTGTTTTAAAGAAAGCCTGTTGCTCCTTTGAGTAGTCGCTGTAGTTAGGGATGTACCCAGCAGGCTTACCACAATTGAATGTGCCAGCGTTATCTTTAAGATCGCTATTAAGATCTTCACCCATGATTGTTTTGACGTACATATTGTTTTTGTCGTCAAACCGCTTGTTCATGAAGCGTTGTACAAAGATGCGAACATTGGCTTGTTCAGCGTACACGAACGACTCGTCAGGCATTTGAAGACGGAACGTGCCTTCAGGCACAACCTCCATGTTCTTCTTCTTGCCATTGACCTCTACCTGTCCCATGACAGCAGAGTTCCAGATGCGTAGGCGTGGAAGTGTGGATGATTTAGATGAGCCACTGCTCATGTCAGCACCCATGCCCATAGCGTGAGCCATGTCAGCAAAGTTAGCTGTATTAATAGGTGATACTTCAGTTGTCATATTTGACCTCCTTTTGGTCAAGCCAGTTTACACCAATTTTGGGTTCAAGTAAAAGGGGTACATTGAACTCTATATCAAATCTTTCTAATATTATAGAATACAGTGAATTGTTGATCTCGTCAATAGTTGATAGTACCAACCCCACTTCATCAGGATGAATGTCTATGACGATTGAGTCATGCACGCTGTTCACAATACACGACTGTAGGTTACGCATCCTGTCATCAATCTCAAGAAGTACAGCAGGAACAATGTCAGCCGTCGCAAAAGATTGTACAGGATAGTTCTTCACAGCAGTGAAGTTAGTAATCGTTCCATTCTTTCTACGCTTCACATCAGGGAATGAAAATTGCCTACCGCTAGGTGTGGTAATCTTCTTGAACGTCAGCACCTCAGTCGCTAAGTTGCGATGCCACTTCGCTATTCCTTTGTATTTGTCTGTGAAGTGTTCGTAGTATTCTGCTTCTGAGGGACTTCTTCCGAATCCGGTTGCTCCATATAGCGGAGCGAATGTATGTGCCTTCGCCTCCTGCCTAGTAGTTGCCTGACCCGCTTCCGAAATGACTTTTGCGGTGTACGCATGGACATCAAATCCCTCCTCAATCTCTTTCATTGCTACTTTATCTTGTGACAAGAATGCCGCCACACGAAACTCAAGCTGAGCAAAGTCAGCCTCCATGATCTTACCTCCTGCAAATCGGGACTTGAATACCCGTTTTACAGGAAATGTACCGCCGCGTGGCATGTTCTGCATGTTTGGATCTCGTCCTGAGAACCTACCTGTAGAGGTCATGTGCTGTGTTAGGCGAACGTGTAGCTTTCCATCAGGCTTAACAAAAGATCTGATGCCATCGACAAAACTATTTAAGTAAGTATCAACAGCACTGAGTCTGCGAATTTTAGATAAAAAATCTACTGCCTCATGCATCTCCTTTGATCGGGCAACACGCTCCAGATATTCTAAATTAGATTTACTTGTGCTGAACCCGTTAGCACTGTGCCATCCAACAGCAGGGGGAGTGAACTTCAGACCTGCAAGCTTAGGTAACTCAGTCAATACATACCCATTGCCAGTGCATGTTGGACACTTGCTTGCATTCTTAAAGTTAGATCCATCTTTCTTTTTCTTGTAGAACGTACCGTTTCCCCTACACTCAGAACACTTGACTGCCTTTGTACGTCTAACAGGTGTACTTGACTCATTAATGAATCGTTTAAAGTCAGTAGGACTCATATATGGGTCAACTTCGTTTGCCCATTGCGTTTTGTTCTTCGGCTTGCGTGAGTAGATGACCCAAGACAATTGCTCAGGTGAATTGAGATTAATCGGAGTATCACCCATAAGTGATATTATTGACTCATTTAAATCACGAATAAGTGATAATTTCTCTGTCTCAAATTCGACACGCACATCTTCCAATGCTTCTGTATCTACAGTGAATCCATTGCGGTAGATCTTAGCGAGTAGCACGCATGTCTCCATTGTGAGATCGACAGTAGTCATCAAGCCGCGATTCTCATCTTCCCTGAAGTCATGAGACTGATCATAGTACAGAGCCATTGTCGTCTCTAAGTCAGCGTAAAGATATTCTTTTAGCTCTTCATATGGAATCTCATTGATGGGTACGCCCTGCTTCATGTAGTTCTTCAGAGTATCCTGCTTCTTCACAGGTAAGTCCCTGCGTTCAGCAACAGCTTCCAATGACAGTGGTTCTTTCTGCGCACGTTGTAGTACGTACTCAGCAAGCATCGTGTCCCACACAGCACCGTCATATTTAAATCCACTTTCCCACATCCACATCAAATCGTGTGGTGCATTGTGTGCAATTAACAATGTGGTCTGATCAAGTAGTGCCTGTATCTCATCACAGTCACGTT